TGATGTGGCGGCCGACGGCTTTTACATCCACGACTGGGACACATGGCAGGAGCAGTGGTATAAGCTCCAGAAAAACCGTAGGCTGGATGCTGAACGAAAGCGGAAAGCCCGCCAGATGGAGCGTGAGGCCGCAAAGCCTGCGCCGAAGACCCCGGAGCCAGAACAGATGGAACTTCCTGTGGAGCCAGAAGCCAAGCGGCCAGCAAAGCCGAAACCGGATAAGAAATCCTATGCGGAGTTCGTGAAGATGAGCGAAGCGAACTACGACCGGCTCGTGAAACTGTACGGCAAAGCCTTTGCGGATGCCTGCATTGTGGAGCTTGACAACTACAAGGGCGCACGGGGAAAGACCTACAAGGACGACTACCGCGCCATCCTCTGCTGGGTCGTAGACCGGGTCAAAGAAAAGAAACCGGGCCTGCTTCAGCAAAGCGTTAGCGAGGCAGCACCGGCTGAGGATAATCCGTTCAGAGAGTGGGGTGAGCAGAATGGGTGAATTTGACGGCCTACTGCAAGGTGCTGTTCGTCAGGCGCAGGCGGCAAATCAGCCGGAGAACGGTGATTACTACGACGATGAAGGATTCCTCGTCTGCGGGAACTGCCATACCCGTCGGCAGGTAGAGGTCAATATGCCTGACCTGAAGGCTGTTCCGTTCGACCCCAAGAAGAAAGTCCGGGTCAAAATGCCGGTGTCCTGCCGTTGCAGGGCAGAACGGCGGAAGCAGGAAGAGCAGATGCTCATGCAGGACCGGGAAATGCGGGCAGCACAAGCGCTGAAACGGCAAAGCCTCATGGACGAACGCCTGCGGGACATCAGCTTTGACGGATTCCAGCAGACCAAGGATAACGCCTACAACCTGAAGCTCTGCCTGCGGTATGCGAAGCACTTCGATGAAATGCTGGCAAAGAATCAGGGGCTTTTGTTCTACGGTGGGGTCGGGACCGGAAAGACATTCGCAGCGGCCTGCATTGCAAACCATCTCCTGAGCCTGCGGGTCCCGGTGGTGATGACCTCGTTTGTGAAGCTGCTGGAAACCATGCAGGGCTTCAGTGAGGATGACAGCACCCTGATTGCCCGGCTGAACAGGGCAAAGCTGCTCATCATTGATGATCTCGGCGCTGAACGCAGTACAGACTTTGCGCTTGAAAAGGTCTACGACATTGTGGACAGCCGGTACAGAGCCAAACTCCCCATCATCCTCACCACGAACCTGAGCATGACCGAAATGAAAGAATCTGCGGACATCCGCTACACCCGCATCTATGACCGTATCTTTGAAATGTGCTACCCGATGCAGTTCACAGGTCGGTCGTGGAGAAAGGCAGAAGCGGCCCGCAGATTTGACGAGATGAAGAACTTTTTGGAGGGAAACGATGGATAAAGTTATCATCGCAAGCGTTGAGGACCGGCTGACGGTAGCTGCCATCCTCGTAAAGAACGACTACACCGTCCGGCAGGGCAAGCAGCTCCGTCCGGGCAAGAAAAGCTACGAATACTATCTGGAGTACACCCTGAACGATAAGCCGAAGCAGGCGGCAGGGGAATGAGGACGCAGTTCTGCATCTACGGGGAGCCGCGAGGTAAGGAACGCCCGAAATTCTCAACCGTATGCGGCCATGTGACAGCCAGAACCCCGGAAAACACGGTTCTGTACGAAAACCTGGTAAAGACCGAGTACAGAATCCAATCCGGGGTTCGGTTTGCTGATGACGCCATGTTGAGCGTGAGGATTTTTGCGTTCCTCTCCGTCCCGAGGTCGGCCAGCAGGAAAAAACACCTTGCCATGATCGACCGCCTGATACGCCCGACACGAAAGCCTGATTTCGACAACATCGGCAAAATCATCTGCGATGCCCTGAACGGCATTGCCTACCGCGATGATGCCCAGATCGTAGACGCACTGGTTCGGAAGTTCTACTCCGACACCCCGCGTGTTATCGTTGAAATCTCAGATATACCGTATGAACAGTAAAGGAGAATGACTATGAGTGACAAAACGTATGTGCTGTCCCTGAGCGCGGACACCTTCAACGCCTTCAAGATGGACTTCGACAGCGCCCTCCAGCGCTTGCTTCAGAAGATGGACAGGCTCCAGAGCGACAGCGCCTCCATCAACTGCAAAATCAGCGTGGCACTGACCCCGGCTTCGGAACGGAACTTCGATGCAACGCGGGAGGGGGACACCGTGCAGGTGATGAAGCCCAGCTTCAGCCACGAGATCAGCACCGAAATCAAGGTCAAGGACAAAACGACCGGCAACCTCTCCGGCAACCGCAAGCTGGTGTGGGATGAGGAGCTGATGGAGTATGTGATGAAGGACATCGACGATGGGCAGACCTCGCTTTTCGACACGGCCCAGAGCCGCCAGAATGCTGCGCCCTCTGTGGAGCAGGAACCGCCCCAGCTCCCGGAAGGTATCGTGGATGTTGACTACACGGTCATCAGCGATGACAAGGGCTACATCCTGCGCAACCCCGATAAGTGCGGCATCAAGGACCAGTGGGGCATCCTCAAAGTCCTTGTGGGAGAGCGGATGATGGTGAGCCGGAGTGCAGGCCACTGCTATGCGGAGGCCGCAGACGGCATCATCGCCCTCGGCTCTGCCTACCTCGCAGAAGACCCCCGCCATGTGGATGACAGCATTCTGGAGCCTCACCTGGCAGAGGAAATCGCCTGCAACGGCTTCGGCACGGTTCAGGTCGGCGACCATGAGGAGCCGGAAAAGATCGTGGTAGAGTGTCTGGAATGCGGCGGCATCCTGCTGGAGGTGGAGAACCCCAACGCCCGGAAGAGTGATGCCGAATGAGGTACGGAACCTGTTTTCTGTGCGGAAAGACCGGTTGGCTGGAGGAGCACCACGTCTACCCGGGGCCGTTTCGGGATAAGTCCGAAAAGTATGGCCTGAAGGTGGGCCTGTGCGGCGAGAGCTGCCATCGGAATGGCCGGTATGCGGCGCACCAGTGCAGGGAAACCTCCGATGCCCTGAAGCAGTTCTGGCAGATCAAGTACATGATGGCCCACAAAGCCAGCGTCGCAGACTTCCGGGCGGCATTCGGGAAGAACTATCTGGAACTCGACTACTACGATGATGAAAGGAGCTACCCTATGAACATTATTGCCATCAGCGGCCGCTTGACACGCGACCCCGAACTGCGCACCACTCCCAACGGAAAGCCCGTGGTGGAGTTCACGGTTGCGGTTGACCGGCCCGGCGTTAAGGACCAGACGGACTTTATCGACTGCGTGGCGTGGGAAAAGAAAGCTGAGTTTGTCGCCCGGTATTTCAAGCAGGGAAAGCGTATCGAGGCAAGCGGTGTCCTTACCACACGCACCTACGAGAAAAACGGGGTGAAGCGCAAGCGGACGGAGGTTCGCTGTGATCAGGTCTTCTTCGGCGAGTCCAAGAAAGATAGCAGCTCCACCCCGCAGGCAGCGCCGGAACCCACGAACGATGATTTCCGTCCGCTGCCCGATGATGATGACATCCCGTTCTGAGAAAGGAGAACACATGGAAGAAAATAAGAATCCCCTTATGGGCCACGTCGTAAAGGTCCCTGCACAGGTGTCCGGCATCCCTGACGGGGTGCAGATGACGGTGAACGCAGCCGTGACCACCTTTGCGGCGGTCGATGGCAAACCGGCTGGCATCGAAAGCATGGGTACGGCAGAATGCAATATGCTTGCCAGCTATACGCGGGGAACGGTCTCGTTCTCTGTCCACGGGGAGAAGCCCGTTATGGTGAGCGTCCGTCTGGATGAGTTGATGAGGCTCCTGCAGGTCGCTGCTGTATGTTACCACGGGCAGGAAGACAAGAAGAATGCTGAGGAGGAAAAGGTATGAGAAAGCTGTTTACGTCTGAATCTGTGACCGAGGGCCATCCCGACAAGGTGTGCGACCGTATCTCTGATGCAGTGCTGGATGCAGTGCTGGCGAAGGACTCGGAGGGCCGGGTGGCCTGTGAGACCTGCTGCACCACCGACACGGTGTTCATCGCAGGCGAGATCACGAGCAAGGTCGATGTGAATATTGTGGGCATTGCCCGGCGGGTCCTGCGCGACATCGGTTACACCGGCGGGGCATCTGGCTTTAATGCCAATACCTGCAAGATCGAAGTGGCAGTCCATAAGCAGTCCCCCGATATTGCGATGGGTACAGGTGACGATGTAGGAGGAGCAGGAGATCAGGGCATGATGTTCGGCTATGCGTGCAGTGAGACCGAACAGCTTATGCCGCTGCCCATCATGCTTGCGCACCAGATGGCCTACAGGCTCACCCAGAGGCGCAAAGACGGGACCATCCCCTTTATCCTCCCCGATGGCAAAACGCAGGTAACGGTGGAATATGGGGAGGATGGGATGCCCTCACGCATTGACACCATCGTCATTTCCACCCAGCACTACGAAAATGCAACAGAAGAACAGCTTCTGGAGTCTCTGACGGAGAACGTCATCACCCCGATCCTGAAGTATGCCAAGCACTTTG